CACACCGCAGGAAGTACCCGCCCGTGTGGCCGCTGCCATGGACCAGATCCGTGCGCTGGAAAAAGAAATCGCCGCGCTCAAGAGCAAGCTGGCTTCCAGCCAGGGCGACGAGCTGATGGCGCAGGCCGTTGAGATCAAGGGCGTCAAGGTGCTGGCTGCCGTGCTGGAAGGCGCCGACGCTGCCACGCTGCGCAACACCGTGGACAAGCTCAAGGACAAGCTCAAGACGGCCGCCATCGTGCTGGCCGCAGTCGAGGGTGGCAAGGTACAGATCGCCGCTGGCGTGACGGCCGACACCATCGCCAAGGTCAAGGCTGGTGAGCTGGTCAACTTTGTGGCCCAGCAAGTAGGCGGCAAGGGTGGCGGCAAACCGGACATGGCCATGGCCGGTGGCACCGATGCTGCAGGTTTGCCCCAGGCGCTGGCAGGTGTTCAGGGCTGGGTGCGCGACAATATCTGATCCTGCGTTGCGCGAGCTTTCCAAAGCGGTTGCCACCACTTCGACTCCGTTTGCTACGCGGCTACATAGCTACGGCACGTCTGTGCAAACGCAGACCCCCCACCCCCATAAAAAATAAAACCAAAAAACACTTGTAAAAGTTTGGGCGAAAAAAAGCCCACCGAAGTGGGCTAAGGTCGCATGGCAACCGACAGGAAGGAACACGCACAGTGTACACTACCCGTTCGAGCCACACTCGCCTACCCTAAATGTTGGACCACCTTGTCGATTTTGAGCCGTATGTTGCGAACTCCGCAGGGTTCACGCCGCTTGAAAAAGCCTCGCCAACACAAGTCCTAGGCGCCCAAGTTGACACCGCCGCATGGCTTGATGAAATGGGCGTGCCGTCAGACGACGACATTGACGCCAAAGAACAGACTATTGCCGCGCGAGAAGCGTTCAAGGCGCTGACATTTGACGACAGTGCGCCTAGTCAGGTAATGGCCCTGGCTGCTGTGAAAACGCCTGCTGCTGTGCAGCATTTGACGGGCATGCTTGCTGCGTATGACTGGGAGTTCATCAACCAGGCCAAAGAGTTGCGCGGCTACGTGGTGGCCAAGATCCTGGAAGAAACCAAGGCACCCGATGCGCGCATACGCCTCAAAGCATTGCAGATGCTGGGGAACGTGACTGAGGTTGCCCTGTTCACTGAGCGCGTTGAAGTGACCAAGAAAGACGCCAGCGAAGAGGAAGTGACTCGTCGCTTGCAAGAGCGCTTGGCCAGGTTCCTGACGCCCGGTAACGCAAAGGCATCCGACGTGCAAGATGTGCGCATTGCCGCGCCGGCAGCGTTCACTGCGGAAGAGGTGTTCAAAGACGCCCCGGCAAGCCCGGTACCCGTAGTGTTCGCAGTCGAGATTGATGACGACAGCGACGCGCTAGACGCTGAAATTGCAGCCGTGGTGGGCGGCCGTGCTTGAGACGCTGACACCCGAGCAGATTGCGCAGCTCGTGCAGGGGCTGGACGACATGCCCCTGGCAGAAAAAGTGGCGCTGCTCGATGAGATTGAAGCGCTAGAACACAGCCGCATGCTGACCCGCGCGCGTAACGAGTTCTTGATGTTCTGTCAGCGGGTGTACCCGTCGTGGAAAGAGGGCCCGCACCATCGCTACATGGCGCCCATACTGCACGAGGTACGCGACGGCACACAGACACGCGTGACGGTGAGCATGCCTCCAAGATTCGGGAAATCGGAAAGCATTGCATACCTGTTCGTTGCATGGTACTTGGGGCACCACCCAGACCATCACATCATGATGGCCACACACACTGCCGCGCTGTCTGCGGACTTTGGGCGCAAGGTGCGCAATCTGATTGACACTGACGTCTACCAAGAGGTGTTCCCCGACACGCAAGTGTCGACGGACAAGGCGGCGGCAGACAGTTGGACAACAACTGCGGGGGGCAAGTACCTAGCCATCGGTATTGGTGCCAACGTAGCAGGGCATGGCGCACATTTGCTGGTGGCTGATGACACCGTATCCGAACAGTCCGTGCTGTTTAATTCGGACACTGCGTTTGAACACGCGTGGCGTTACATGCAGGTTGGGCCCATGCAGCGGCTTATGCCGGGCGGACGCATAGTCATGATCGGGACTAGGTGGGGGAAAAAAGACCCTATCGGGTGTGCACTCAGTTGGGCGCAGGAGAATCAGGAGTCTACGCCGTGGCTTGAGGTCCGGTTCCCGGCTATCCTTCCGTCTGGCAAGAGCCTGTGGCCCCAACAGTGGTCTGTGGAGGCCCTGCTGGCTAAGAAGGCCGGCATGCTGCCGCAGTACTGGGCTGCGCAGTACATGCAAGAGCCCACGTCCGATGAGGGCGCCATTCTTAAGCGTGAGTGGTGGAAGGTGTGGCCCAAAGAAAACCCGCCTGAGTGTGAGTTCGTCATTCAGGTGTGGGACACCGCGCACGAGACCAAGAACAACAACGACTACAGTGCGTGCGTTACGTGGGGCGTGTTCTTCAATGAAGATCAAAACCGGCACAACATCATCATGCTCAACGCGGTGCGCAGTCGCTGGGAGTTCCCACAGCTTAAAGCCCGCGCGCTTGAGTTCTACAAAGAGTGGGAGCCCGAGTGCTTACTGATTGAGAAGAAGGCCGCCGGAGCGCCGCTTATCCAGGAGATGCGTCAAATGGACATCATCGTCGAGGAAGTGAGCCCGTCACGCGGCGCAGCGGGGGTCTCCAACGACAAACGCGCACGTGGCAACGCGATAGCGCCGCTACTGTTTGAGGGTATCGTGTGGTACCCCGACCGCCGATGGGCGCACGAGGTGATTGACGAATGTGCGGAGTACCCCAACGGGGAGCACGACGACTACTACGACTGCGTGACAATGGGGCTGGCGCGGTTCCGCAGAGGCGGTTTCGTGACGCTGGATTCCGACCGCAAAGACGATAAACTGTTCCGGCCGCGTCGCGCGGCATACTATTGAGGCAAGCACATGTCCATTGACAAAGCACTGTACCAAGCGCCGGTGGGCATTGGCGCGTTGGCGGGAGAGCCGGACGAAACACACGAGGTTGAGATCGAGGTGGTGGACCCCAAGGGCATCAAAATCAAAGCGGACGGCCTAGAAATTGACCTAGACCCCCGTGAAAAAGACGACGGGGAGCCTGCGTTTGACGACAACCTGGTCGAGTTCATTGACGCGGGCAAACTGGCCGCACTGGCGAGTTCTTTAGAAAGCGACATTGCCAACGACATCCGGTCGCGTGCGGACTGGGAGCAGACGTATGTGGACGGCCTCAAGCTGCTGGGGCTCAAGTACGAGAGTCGCACGGAGCCGTGGAACGGCGCATGCGGCGTCACGCACCCCATGATCACTGAGGCGATAGTGCGGTTCCAATCGGAGATGATTACCGAGACGTTCCCGGCCCAGGGCCCTGTGCTGGCCAAAATCATTGGCAAAGAGACGCCGGAGAAAAAGGCGGCAGCGGCGCGGGTGCGCGAAGACATGAACTACCAGCTAACCGAAAAGATGGTGGAGTTCCGCGCAGAGCACGAAAAGATGCTGTGGAGCCTGCCAGCAGCGGGGGCCGCGTTCAAAAAGGTGTATGACGACGATAGCCTAGGCCGCCAAACGTCCGTGTTTGTGCCGGCAGAAGACATCATCCTACCCTACGGCGTGTCCGACGCACGTAGTTCGCACCGGGTAACACACCGGCTGCGTAAAACCAAGAATGACATTCTCAAGTTGCAGAAAGCGGGTTTTTACGCGGACGAAGACATTGGGGACCCCTCCAAAACCAAGGACGACATTCAGACGGCCAAGGACGAAGAGACGGGGTTCAGCGACATCAACGACGAGCGTTTTGTGCTGTACGAAAGTCATGTCGAGCTGGACATTCCCGGCTTTGAAGACGTGGACGACGACGGGGAGCCAACGGGCATTGCGCTGCCCTACGTGCTGACCATGATCCGGGGCACCAGCACTGTGCTATCGGTGCGGCGCAATTGGCGCGAAGAGGACCCGCTGAAGATCCGGCGCCAGCACTTCGTGCAGTACAACTACATTCCGGGCTTTGGGGCTTACGGGTTTGGCTTGTTCCACTTGATTGGCGGGTTTGCCAAGTCTGCCACGTCTATCATGCGCCAGCTTGTAGATGCGGGCACACTGTCTAACCTGCCGGGGGGTCTCAAGTCCCGTGGCTTGCGCATCAAAGGCGACGAAACCCCCATAAGCCCTGGCGAGTTTCGCGACGTGGACGTGGGGTCGGGGAGCATTCGCGACAACATCCTGCCGCTGCCGTACAAAGAGCCGTCCAACACGCTGTTCCAACTACTAGGGTCTATCGTCGAGGAAGGCCGCCGCTTTGCGGCTACGGCGGACATGCAGGTCAGCGACATGTCCGCGCAAGCGCCAGTTGGCACGACGTTGGCGTTGCTAGAGCGACAACTCAAAGTGATGACGGCGGTGCAAGCGCGCACGCATTACTCACTCAAGCAAGAACTAGGCCTGCTAAAAGACATTATTCGCGACAGCGCGAGTGTCGACGGGCGAGATTATGACTACGAGCCCGAGACGGGCGTGGCCAGTGCGCGTCGCGGTGATTTTGCGCACGTTGATATCTGCCCCGTGTCGGACCCCAACGCGTCAACGCTGAGTCAGCGCGTGGTGCAGTACCAAGCGGCCATCCAGTTGGCATCCAGTGCACCGCAGATATACGACCTGCCAGTGTTGCATCGCGGCATGTTGGACGTGCTAGGCATCAAGGATGCTGCCAAGATGGTGCCGCTGCCGGAGGACCAGAAGCCCCAAGACCCCGTCACGGAGAACATGGGGGTGCTCAAGGGTAAGCCTGTCAAGGCGTTCATGTACCAGGACCACGAGTCTCACATTCAGGTACACATGGCCGCTATGCAAGACCCCGTCATCATGCAGGTGTTGGGGCAGAACCCACAGGCGCAGGGCATGATGGCCACCATGCACGCACACATTGCGGAGCACGTCGGGTACGCGTACCGCGC